CTGTTCTTTAATATGAGAGTACTTAATGTTGCACTCCGACTCATGCCGCTCAATACCCGCGATTGTTTCTACTAGCATTTCCTTCTGCGTTGCCATTACTACCTCTACAATATGTTTAAAGTTATGAAGCTAAAATTGCCTCTATTAAGTTCAGAATTATCAACCCACGTATCTTCTGTGGACACGGCGAATAGGTCAGACCTACCCAAACCGGCTTTTATTTGTGCGTAGTGGTCAGTTCCCGGACGTAAGAGTACTTTCCACTCCCCCATACCTAAATTAGTTAGGTACGTATGAATAGCGTCTGCTAAATCTAGGATAGATACCCCAGTAAGTATAAATGTAGCGTGGAACGTACCATTGTGTGGGGCACCTTCAAATAACCCTAACACTGTGTCATCGCTATCAGTGGTCAAGGACATTACTTTTTTAGATACTTCGTCGGCGTTAGTGAACTTCCAAACTATCTCGCTTAGTCGCACATCGTCAGTTTCATAGGTATAGCCTGCGTACACGTCTTGTACGTCTTTATTAGCAGTATACAACGACGATATTAGCGCAGTGTCGATAGCTTGTGGTGTTACTTCTGTCAATACATACATAATCTAACTAACCCCTTCCCAAGTTAATACTTTCACAGCACCCGCTGTCTCGCCCATTAAGTTATCTGCGCTGTCTGAAGCAACGCTAAGTTTTTCGTGTGTAGCCCCCCAAGCGTAAACACCCGACGTAGGGTCAAAAGGCTCTAGTCTTAACCCACTAAATACATCTGGCACAAACGTATGGGCATTGGCAGTCAAGTTTGTTAAGTACGCACTTGTAGGTGCGTTAGCGTTGTAGTCAACCCCACCCACGTTATAGAGGCTAGGTATAGTCTCTATAGCGAACACTGTAGCGCCAAGTTGTACCTGCCAGTACACGTTAGGGTGCAGCATAGTAACGCCGTTAATAGTAATGTTAGCGGGTAATGCCTCACCTACAGTACTAGATATTGTTACGAAGCGGGAATAGCCAGCTCTTCTGTACCCGTAGGTAGAGCCGTAAGTTATGTTAGAAAACCCTACAGTTACTTGAGTCTGTAAGGCTCCGCTACCCGCTGCTGCTATTACGCCAGAAGACATTAAGAGATACCACTGCCGAAGACGACATAGTTGTGTGTAGATACTACGACTAGTTCAGCTACACCGCCCGGCGCGATAGTCACGTTTACGTTAGCCGTACCACCATAAGTAGAGCCTGTAGCAATGTTAATAGTGTTGTCGCTAGAGCCGGGGTCTAAGATAACTTCTACCCCCGCAGCGCCCTGCGCGTTGACAATAACCCAAGAATCACCTACAGCTACATCGTCTATAGCATCGGGCAAGGTTATGGTGCAGTCGGAGCCGCCTGTAAATAATACGCGCTGACCACTGTAACCTGCGAAAGTAGTGGCGTTTACCGAGGTGCCTGTTATTACTGCACCAGAAGCTACCGCAGGGGAAGCGTCTATACTGCCGCCTGATATAGCGCCTGTGGTTGTTATGTTGCCGGAACCCGTACTTAACGCACCGTTAGCCGTGGTTAGCGTGCCTGCAATCGCTGTATTGCCGTTTGACGCCGTAACTACTAGCTTATCAGCCCCTATGGTTAAGTTGCCTGTAGACGTAGTGGTGCCCCCTACAGCTAAGTTACCCACAATTTGATTTATACCTTCTACTACATTGGTGCCGTCACAGAACAAGATCATTGTTTTGCCCGCTGGGACAGCTACACCACTACCACTAGCCGTCTTTACGGTTAGCGCGTATGGGCCACTTGACCCCGCGTCGGTGGTGCTGTTTTTGAAGATGTACATCTTACTTAGTGCAGGTACAACAACATTCTGTGTTTGTGACCTCGCGCCTGTAATCTCGACCATCATGTTACGTGACTGAGCAGTAGCGCCGTTAGCAGTGCTAAGGGTAAGTACCGAGTCCGCAGTATGCGCAATTGAAACGCGCCCTGCTATAGCCTCTTCAACCATAGAAGTAACTTGGTCGTTTACAATGTCACCCCAACCACCCGTTTCTGTACCTTGAACGGGCTTACTTAATTTTAGTAAGTCAGTATAGTTAATAGTCATTATTGAATCCTAATTACCGCTGAGGTCGATCCTGCTGCGGGGAAAGTAACCGTAAACGTGCTGTTAGATGATGTTTTGTCTGAGCCGAAGTTTAGCACAGCTATAGCTTTGTTAGACGCGCTAGAGTTATAAATCAACGCCCCACGTGCGGTAAACGTAGAGCTGCCCCAAGTAGTAGTGTCAAAACTTATAAACGCGGCTGTACCGCTAGATGCAGGGGCTACTTTAGTTAATGTATTGCCACCTGTGGAGTACCCACCTACCCCATCAGCTAGTTCACCAGCACCACCAAACGCCGTAGTATCTGCGTCTAATGTAGCCGTACTATCGTACAAAGCTATTTTAATAGTGTGGGAGGTGAAATTATGTACCGCCTCAAACAGCTCTTTCTTAAATGATGTGGTCATTGTTTGTGTAATAGCCATCTTATGCTACTCCTACCGGTGCTGCTCCAGTGGGCGTACGATACGCATCTTTAAATGTTCTAGCCCCTAGTGATCCTAACAGCTTTAGAGATGTCACAAACTGTTGATTGTACATGGCTACTATGTCCGGCTCAGCTTTCATAAACCTAGCTGCTTCTACTAGCGCACCGTTTAGCAACACACTATCAAAGTTAGTCGATAGCCAAGTAGTGCCGGTTTCCCCGCCCGAAGTAATAGACTCGGGATAGGCTTTGTATGTGTGGATTGTCGCGTATGCTGCGTCAGGTGTGGGAGCTACGGTAAGAAATAGTGTATTAGCTGGGCCACCATAAGTACTTTCACCATACTGCGCGTAGTGCGTAGGAACGGCTGTGGAGGTTGTGTCAGGGTATGCCTCTAACAAAAAGCTATTGTCTTTCTGTAGTAGGTACGTAACTACACCTGCGGCGCTCTTAACAGCTAGGCTAACACTACTTAAATACCCGCTAGGGACAGCGAATGTAGCACTACCGGTAGTTAAGGTAGTAGCGCTGTCTGTAAACGTGCTAGCAGGTAAATCAATAGCTGTGTATATAGCTTGCTCTGCTTGGGTAATGAACAAGTTTAGCTGGAAGTCTGAAAACGTATTCTCAGTAACGTCAGCGATGTTAGTCTTCAAGTCCGCGTATGTCATGCTCATTATGTCGTCACCGTCACTGTGCCTATCTTGGTATTACCCACTAGTGTGTTGGGTATGTCTATGTTATTTCCGCCGCCTACAGGTCTAAAACCGTACTGAGTAACTCTACTTACCGCCGTGGCGTTGTCTGGGCGCGGGTTGCGTATTGCTTGTGGGTCAGTTACTACAACTTCCCCTAACTTGTTCTGTGGGTGATCCGGCTCCCAACAAGATGGGCATACCAGCAAATGCGTGTTCTTACTCTTGATAACCAGAGCTTTGAGTTTCTTTAGTTTATACTGAAACCCACAACGATCACATATAGCAATCGCTCTTTTAGAGGATGCAAATTTATTAGCCATTAGCAGCGACCTATACTAGGCACAAAACGCGCTGAAGTTTTCTCCCTATCTTCTTCAGAAGCTAACTTAAACTGTTCTTCGTATTCTTGTTTTAGCATCGGTATTCTAGGGGCTAGCTCAGGAACTTTCATAGCAATGTAATACGCTAGTCCTGCTACCGCGCACGGGAAGAACCTAAACGGCATATCTGCGTCGGTCTTACCTGCTTCTGAACCCATGTCTTGTATGCGGCGCATACGATAGAACGATATTTGGTAAGCGGTACTGCTGTCCGGTACAGGCCACAAAGTAAGAAAAGATACGTTTGCACCTATATTAGTAGGGGTCGGGGTATTACCATTGGTGCGGTCGCCAGATTGGTATATACCTGCTTGGCCTAACCTATGGACTACAGCTTGTAATGGTCTACCTGTGGATAACTTGTTTGGTATGGCTGAGTACGTAGGTATACTGATTCTGTTTAAAGATAAGTCAGATTGTGATGACGCATCGCCTGCGTTTGTGCGTATGTTCATTTCACATACGTCTATTGTGTCAGCGGGTAAGGTGTACGTAGCATCGTCTTTGGTAAGTTGGATAGTACCTTCGTCTATCGTCCACAGGTTAATGCCCCTGTTTGCCCACTCAATGGTGAGTAGGTTCATAGAACGTCTAGCCGTGCGTAGATCGTAACCTGTTCGTAGCTCGCGCCCAGCGCGTTCCCACGCCTCTTCAGCAAGCTCTGCGAAGGGCATATTGAATGTAGCAGTACCTGAAGTAGCCATTATTTAGTTCCACATCCGCATCTGTGTCGTCGTTTACGAGCTAAGCCACCACCCCCAAACTTTACTGTCGCGGGTTTAGTGTTCTTAACTACCGTTTTGCCTTTTGCGCCTTCCCGCTTCTTTTTCTTAGCAGTGGCTGCACGTTGGCC